TGATGAGATAAATAATCAGTTTATTAAAAACGATATTAACGACCTGCTGCGCGGAGTTTTCCGTCAGGTTCACCGGCAAGAGTCAGTAATTGTCCCTGGTCTTCCTGCAGAATAGTCAGGCGACCACCGCGATTGACATACATCGGCGTTTCGGTGGTGTCTTCTTCGGAAATTTTCCCGCGGTTAGTCGGGCGAACATATGAGAGTTTGTGTTTGATTTTTACACGGTTCTCATCAAACGGTTCGATTTCCAGGTTGAGCGAGACCTTACCTTTGGTTTTCGTGTTCATCACACCGGAAGCGACTTCACTGAGAACAGCGCCGATTTTGGTTTCAAATACGCCGCCGTCCAGCTCCCCGATAAATGCCTGCACATCAGTACTGCGTTCGCTAGCCATTTTGCTGCTCCTCATCATATCGACCCCGCAAGGTCGGTTGGTTTCTCCACAAAACAGAGAAGAACACCAGCGGTGGCAGCCGCCCGGATGGATTGGGTTATGAGCCCGTCGTCCGGTGATGCCCTTCTCTGTTTTGTAAAAAGAGCGGTACCAGCCGGAAGCAAGTGTACAAACTGGTACCGCCAAAGCAGTGGCTGTTGTGGTGACCGGTGCTGATCTCCGGCTTGCGGTTATTTCAGACTCTCACGGGCGTTTAATTGCCCCGCCGAACAGCTCTTTTCCGCAATAGCTGCAATGTCTTTCGCGCATCAGCCTGCGCATTCACCACAACGCTGAGAGCATTGCCGGTGTCCGAATCGAACGGACCTTTTCCCTGCCCAACCCTCCCATCTGAATGGGACTGTCTGGAATTGAACCAGCACTTATGCCTTGCTCGTCAATGCTCTCATCGTTGCGTCCTGGTCTCTTCCCAAGCGTCAAACCGAATCGCCACGCTGGTTAGGCGTCTTATCAGCATCCTCATTGACTTGCACATTCCGGCTACCTGGTTTGTTTGCCCGAGCAAGGAGTGGATTATCCCCTTTAACGTCCCCAGACCGCTAACGACGCATGTGCCATACGCCGTGTTACAACCAAATTTTGTTTGAATCTTGCCTGCCTCATGTTTCTTTTGGATACATTATGTATCTCATAGGTACATTGTCAAGTATAAAAAAACCTGCCGAAGCAGGTTCATAAATATTGATTAGGCCTTTATTGTGTATCTTCTTGGTTTTCCCGAGAAAATCACTGTACCAATTATAGAGCAATTACCGTTAATCTTAATGTAAGGCTCAGGCCAGTTTGGGTTTAATGCTTTGAGATAACGCTGTGTTCCATCTTCTATCAACCGCTTGAAGGTGGTTTCGCCTGAATCGTGCATCAATGCAATAACGTCGTCACCGTGGCAGGCAGGGACTTCAGGATCAACAAAAATCATGTCTCCCGGGCGGTACTCATCAATCATTGAATCACCAATCACCCGCAAGATATAAGTCATTTCGCCACAGGGTACAGGGCAGGGATAAGTTTCTGCTGTGCTCAAATCAACCTCAGAATAGCCAACTTCTTTCCATGCTCCGGCCTGTACCCATGATATGACAGGGACTAACGTTATTTGTTTGTTAGTGATTGAAACATCAGGTTTTTTTGTGATGTTCGTGGTCTGGTGTTCTTGATCAAGCCATCCGACAGGCAGGTCGAAACATTTTTCGATGTGCCTTGCCATGCTGTCACCGATATTTTTAGTAGCACCATCTCCCATAAACCTGCTGGTCTGGGTTGGCTCGCGATCAATCATGGTGGCAAAGGAAGAATTCCCGCCAACACCATCTCTCAGTTTTCTGGCGTTAGACCGCCGGATGTCATGGACTGTTTTCATAACGAAATTAAAACCTTTGTACCGATAGGGTACAAGTATCTTGAAGGTTCATCTCAATCATGTAATATGTATATCGGAGGTACATATTGTATGAAAGCGTATTGGGACTCTTTAACCAAAGAACAGCAGGGCGAGTTGGCCGGAAAAGTTGGCTCAACACCAGGCTATTTACGGCTGGTTTTCAATGGTTATAAAAAAGCCAGTTTTGTGCTGGCTAAAAAACTTGAGCAATGCACGTCAGGTGCAATTACGAAATCTGACTTAAGACCGGATATCTATCCGAAAGATTAACAGAACACCTTCAATTTTTAACCACAGAACGATGAGGCTAACCGTGGGTAAGCATCACTGGAAAGTAGAAAAACAGCCTGAGTGGTACGTGAAAGCTGTCAGAAAAACTATCGCGGCGTTGCCGGGGGGGTACGCTGAAGCTGCTGAGTGGCTAGATGTAACAGAGAACGCTTTATTCAACCGCCTTCGTGCAGATGGCGATCAGATTTTCCCGCTGGGATGGGCAATGATTTTACAGCGCGCGGCTGGCACTCACTACATTGCGGATGCTGTCGCACAGTCTGCTGGTGGGGTGTTTGTATCGCTTCCTGAAATTGAGGAAGTAGAGAACGCCGATATAAACCAGCGCCTGCTGGAAGTCATCGAACAGATCGGGAGTTACTCAAAGCAGATTCGTTCGGCAATCGAAGATGGGGTAGTGGAGCCACACGAGCAGACAGCAATTAATGATGAGTTGTATCTGTCAATTTCGAAGCTCCAGGAGCATGCAGCACTGGTCTACAAAATCTTTTGCGCTCCAGAAAAGAGTGACGCCCGCGAGTGTGCAGCTCCGGGCGTCGTGGCGTTTTGTGTCTGTGGAGAAACTAACGCATGAACAGTTTAACGGCAAATAACCGTTTGTCGCAACAGCTGGTGGTCAGCGTCGCTGAACACCTGTTGTTACGGCATGAATGCAGATTACCAAATCTCCTGGCTGTAAGTAACCACAGAGAACTTTACCTGACTGTGGGGGGCGAGTTGTGCAGGAACTTAACCGCTGGTTTCGTGACGGAAGAGGACTTTATGTTCATGTTATTCGTTGGGAGCCAGAAACACAGCGCGTTATCTATCTTCGCAAAGACTACCCGCATGAGTGCTTTAGTCCTTTGTGGAAATTCAAGCGTGATTTTGTTGAGTGTGAAGGACCACCAGCACATTGATTCTGCCATTCCGGGACGTTACACTGTTCAGGCACCTTATAAAGCGGGTGCCGGGATTGGCGTCCTGGAATTGATCAAGGCGATATATGACGCGCCAGCGTCTTTTTTATCGTCCGCATTTGCTCACATCAAAGTTATGGTGGGCTGGGCGGGGGCATCGAAAGATGCGCCGGTTTCCTTGATCACCGGTTACGCCAACCCCGTTCAGTTCACCACCAGCGAAATTGGCGTTTCCGGTGGTGGAAGTATTTCACCGATCAAGGAGGCTGCCATCATGGCTACTGTCCCAGCCCTCACTCGTCTGAATGATGAAGACTTACATAAACTCAGTTATGTAACAACTGCACTACGTGCTCTGCGCAAGGTAACTCTTTCGGATCCGCAGGCACATCAGGTTCTGGTAGAAACCCTTCTTAACTTGCAAGCTGAACGTATTCGTCTGGCGGATAAGGCTAATTTTCATATTCACCGTCTCCTGAATATCAGCGGAGGGCATCGTCATGCTTAATCCGTTGCTCCTCAACATTTACCGTTTATTTCAGCGTAAAAAAATATCAACACCCACAGTTGGGCAGTGGTACACCACGCCAGCAGGGCATGTTCTACGTGTCAGCCTGGTTGACCGTGAATGTCAGAAGGTGATTTGTGAACCGCTGGGCCGTAATTACCGCGTCAGTATGCCGCTTATAGCCTTTCGCTCCGGAAAAAACATGAAGCATCTCGGAGGTGCAGCATGAGTATGGAGCTGATGGTTAAAGCGATGAAAATTCGAGTGGGTAATCCATTGCGAAAACTGGTTCTGATCAAGCTGGCTGATAATGCCAGCGATCAGGGTGAGTGCTGGCCCAGCTACCAGCATATTGCTGACCAGTGCGAGATTAGCAAACGTTCTGTGATGAATCATATTGCGGCCCTTTGTGAGTCCGGGCTGGTAAAAAAAGTCACCCGGAAAGGTGAAAAAGGTAACTCAAGTAATATCTATCTCCTTCATCTGGATGGTGCAGGAGATTCACTAGGGGGTAGTGCAAATAATTCACTATCTGGTGCAGCAAATTCACCAGGTAGTGCAGGAGTTGCACTAGGGGGTAGTGCAGGAGATTCACCCAGAACCAGTCACTCTTTTGAACCAGTCAAAGAACCAGTCAATGAACCAATAGCTGTTGGTGCATCTGCTGATGAGTCTGTGCGAGTTCGTTCAAACCGACCGGAATACTCTCCGGAGTTTGAGCAGGCATGGCTGGCATATCCCAAACGTGCTGGTGGCAATTCAAAATCTGCAGCCTTCAAAGCCTGGAAAGCCCGTTTGAATGAGGGGGTAAACCCCGAAACCATGCTGGAAGGTGTGAAACGCTATGCGGGCTGGGTATCTGCGATGGGTAACAGCGGCACACAATTTGTGAAACAGGCTGTCACGTTCTTTGGTCCGGATCGTCATTTCGAAGAATCCTGGGAAGTTCCTGCGGTATCTGCAGCCAGACGTGAGGACCCGTACTTCAAAGCCAGTTACGACAACGTGGACTACAGCCAGATCCCGGCAGGATTCAGGGGGTGATCATGAGTCTTTTGAATGAAGTTCAGAAATTCATTGAAGCCCATCCGGGGTGTACTTCCGGAGACATTGCGGATGCTTTTGCAGGTTACTCACGGCAGCGCGTTCTGCAGTCAGCAAGCAAGTTACGTCAGAGTGGGCGTGTGGCTCACCGTTGTGAAGGGGATACACGCAGACATTTTCCGCGCCAGATAAAGATATCGCCGGAGGCGGAACGGCAACCAGTTCGTGAAACCAGACCTGTGCGCAATTTCTATGTCGGCACTAACGACCCGCGGGAGATTTTATGCCTGACCCGCCAGGCTGAAGAACTGGAGTCCAGGGGCTTATACCGTCGTGCTGCAACGGTGTGGATGGCGGCATTCCGTGAAAGCCACTCCCAGCCAGAACGAAACAATTTTCTGGCGCGTCGTGAGCAGTGTTTACGGAAAAGCAGCAAGCGCGCTGTATCGGGTGATGAGTGGTATCTGTCAGGGAATTACGTGGGGGCTTAATGAGTAATAAATATTGCCAGGAGCTGGTGGAACTGCGGAACAAACCAGCCCATGAACTGAAGGAAGTGGGCGATCAGTGGCGCACGCCGGACAACATTTTCTGGGGAATTAACACCCTGTTTGGTCCGTTTGTTCTGGATCTGTTCACTGACGGTGATAACGCCAAATGCGCTGCGTATTACACGGCGGAAGACAACGCGCTGGCGCATGACTGGTCAGAACGCCTTGCGGAGCTTAAAGGTGCTGCCTTTGGAAATCCCCCATACAGCCGCGCCAGTCAGCATGAGGGGCAATACATCACCGGCATGCGTTACATCATGAAGCATGCCAGTGCCATGCGTGATAAGGGCGGGCGCTATGTTTTCCTGATCAAAGCTGCCACCAGCGAAGTGTGGTGGCCGGAAGATGCAGATCATATTGCTTTTATTCGCGGGCGTATTGGTTTTGAACTGCCTGCCTGGTTTATCCCGAAGGATGAGAAGCAGGTGCCGACAGGCGCTTTCTTCGCTGGTGCTATTGCTGTTTTCGACAAGACCTGGAAGGGACCGGCAATCAGCTATATCGGGCGCGATGAACTTGAGGCATGTGGTGAGGCGTTTCTGGCGCAGGTTCGCCTGCAGGCGGAAAAGCTGGTCAGGGAGATGGCGGCATGACGACGTTAACTCAATGCCAGCAGCAGGTGCTGGATATGCTGATTTCTTATCAGAAAGAGCGTGGCTTCCCGCCAACCAATCAGGAGGTGGCAACCATGCTGGGATACCGTTCGGTGAATGCAGCGGTGGAGCATCTTCGCGCACTGGAGAAAAAAGGCGTCATCACGATAAAGCGTGGTGTGGCCCGGGGGATCACGCTTCATACCGCGGTGAAGGACGACGACAGCGAGGCGGTCGGGATTATCCGCTCACTGCTTGCCGGTGAGGAAAACGCAAGGCTGCGTGCAACTCACTGGTTACATGAGAGAGGCCTGAAAGTATGAAGCTGATCCTGCCTTTCCCGCCCAGCGTGAACACCTACTGGCGACACCCCAACAAAGGGGCATTTGCTGGTAAGAGCCTGATAAGCGCGGCGGGGCGAAAATTTCAGAGCGCGGCGTGCGCAGCAATAGTTGAGCAGTTACGTCGTCTGCCAAAACCAACGTCGGCACCTGCTTCAGTGGAGATCGTGTTGTTTCCTCCGGATAACCGGATCCGCGATCTGGACAACTATAACAAGGCGCTGTTTGACGCCCTGACCCACGCGGGTGTGTGGGAAGACGACAGACAGGTGAAAAGAATGCTGGTGGAGTGGGGACCGGTTATCCCGAAAGGGAAGGTCGAGATCACTATCAGTAAGTATGAGAAACCGGCGGGTGCAGCCGCCTGATTAAGAGGAGAAACGAAGTATGAATAATCTGATGGTTATTGATGGTATTGAAGTTCGTCGTGATGCTTATGGGCGTTACAGCCTGAACGATCTGCACAGGGCAGCCGGGGGAGAACAAAAAAACCGCCCGAAATACTGGCTCTCCAATAAGCAAACCTGTGAATTGATTGAACAACTTTTCACCGAGGGTGGAATTCCGCCTCTGGAACAAAATCAACCAGTTAGCGTCATTAATGGCGGAAATAACCAGGGGACGTATGTCTGCAAAGAACTGGTGTATGCCTATGCAATGTGGATCAGCCCGTCATTCCATCTGAAGGTGATCCGTACTTTCGATATGGTAACCAGCGCACCGGAAAAATTATCCGGGCAGGCTGCTGACAAGATGCAGGCTGGAGTGATTCTGCTGGACTTTATGCGCAGGGAGTTAAACCTGTCTAACTCTTCAGTGCTTGGTGCCTGTCAGAAACTCCAGGAGGCTGTTGGCTTACCGAATCTGGCACCGCGCTATGCCATTGATGCTCCTGCTGACGCGCCTGATGGCTCAAGTCGCCCCACGCTGTCGCTGAGTGCACTGCTGAAACAGTATGGTATCCGCCTGACGGCTAATCAGGCATATCACCAGATGGCGAAGCTGGGGATCGTTGAACAACGCGAACGATACAGCCGTACCTCGATTAACAACATCAAAAAATTCTGGTCGCTGACAGCGAAAGGCTGCATGTTCGGCAAGAACATCACCAGTCCCGCAAATCCGCGCGAGACGCAGCCGCATTTCTTCGAATCCCGATTCCCTGAGCTGTTAAAGCTGCTCGATACCGTTCATTGAGGTGACCGTGAGAGCACTACTGACCCCTGAAATTGCCCCGCGTATGGGGATCGTATTGTTCAGGCCAGGTTCAGAGCTGATGCCCCTGTTTATGCAGGGGCGTGTCCTGCTGGAGCCTGAGCCGGAACGTTATTCATCTTTCGCCAGTGGTGCCGTTCCGGCGGCATCACAACCGCTGGCGGATGATCCTGCCGTTCGGGCTGTGTTCCGCAATGAGGCAGTGATCCGTCGTGCTGGTGGCGTGGAATGTCTTGAAAGCTGGTTACTTCGTGAAAAAGGCTGCCAGTGGCCTCATTCCGACTGGCACAGCGAGAACATGACCACAATGCGACACGCGCCGGGCGCAATCCGTCTGTGCTGGCACTGTGATAACCAGCTGCGCGATCAGTTCACGGAACGGCTGGAATCAATGGCAACGGATAACTGTGCCCGCTGGGTGTTGTCTGTTGTGCGTCGGGATCTCGGTTTTGATGACAGTCACGTTGTGACAATGCCGGAACTGTGCTGGTGGCTGATTCGTAATGACCTGGCGGATGCCTTACCGGAAAGTGCAGCCCGTAAGGCACTGAGATTACCAAAGCCTGTTGTGCCGTCTGTCACCCGGGAAAGTGACCTTGTGCCTTCGGTTCCTGCCACCAGCATCATCCAGGATAAAGCGAAAAAGGTGCTGGCGCTGAAAGTGGATCCGGAGTCGCCGGAGTCTTTTATGTTACGCCCAAAACGTCGCCGCTGGGTTAATGAAAAGTACACGCGCTGGGTTAAGACACAGCCGTGTGCATGTTGTGGAAAGCCCGCTGATGATCCCCACCACCTGATAGGTCACGGTCAGGGTGGAATGGGAACAAAAGCGCATGACCTCTTTGTGTTGCCTTTGTGCAGAAAGCATCACGACGAGCTGCATGCGGATACCGTGGCATTTGAAGAGAAGTATGGCTCTCAGCTGGAGCTGATATTTCGTTTTATCGATCGTGCGCTGGCAATTGGCGTATTGGCGTAAGTGGAGAACGAGCATGAACCTTGAAGCCTTACCAAAATATTACTCCCCAAAATCTCCAAAATTGAGCGATGACGCACCGGCGACAGGCTCAGGTGGTTTAACGATTACGGATGTGATGGCTGCGCAGGGGATGGTGCAGTCGAAAGCACCGCTTGGGTTTGCCTTATTCCTGGCAAAAGTTGGTGTTCAGGATCCTCAATTTGCGATTGAAGGTCTGCTCAATTACGCGATGGCACTGGATAACCCGACATTGAACAAATTGAGTGAAGAAACCCGGTTACAGATCATCCCTTACCTTGTGAATTTTGCCTTTGCTGATTATTCCAGGTCTGCGGCAAGTAAGGCTCGCTGTGAGCATTGTGCTGGTACTGGATTTCATAATGTATTGCGCGAAGTGGTGAAACACTCCAGAAGCGGGGAATCTGTTATCAAGGAAGAGTGGGTGAAGGAACTATGTCAGCATTGTCATGGTAAGGGAGAAGTCAGCACAGCGTGCAGAGGGTGTAAGGGTAAAGGTATTGTCCTGGATGAAAAAAGGACCCGGCTTCATGGCACGCCTGTTTATAAGATTTGTGGGCGTTGCAATGGAAACCGGTTTAGCCGTTTACCAACCACACTGGCGCGGCATCATGTCCAGAAGCTGGTACCAGACCTGACGGATTATCAGTGGTACAAAGGATATGCAGATGTCATTGATAAACTGGTTACAAAGTGCTGGCAGGAAGAAGCATATGCAGAGATACAATTGAGAAATGTGACAAGATAAATAGTTTTCGCCGAAGATGACGACATGATGCTTGCATTTTTCAAAAAATATGGATAAGATTTTCCCAACGATGGGCTTTGTATGTCTACCGTTGATAAGATTTAAGAACCCGCCACTGAGCGGGTTTTTTTGTGCCAGATGTCTCATGAAACTATGAAATGGATTGGTGCGTTAAACATTTTTTCTTATTATCTTTTAGATTTTGGAGAGATGGTTAACGTCTGTATTCCAGAAACTCGATGATTATTTAATAAATTAGTTTCAATGATGCTTCTAGGTTATGACTGTAATGAAAAAGGTATTAATAGCAGCGATAGGTTTTTGTTTAGTTGGTTGTGCAGGTATGAAATTACCTGAGTATTCGCAAGTTAAAGCAAGTCCGTATTATACAGATTGCCGTGCGTTTGCCATGGATGTTTATAAAAATGATGGATACAGCAAAATTGCGAAAACTACTATCCTTAGCATGGATGATGTGAAGGCTAGATATATTGTGACAGGGTGTGTAGTTGCTATGGGGAAAAACACTGTAGAGGAAATCAAAGCTGATCTCTCTGCTAAAGGGAGTTCTTTTGGGCTTATCAGTGGAGCTTGTTCTAGTGCGGCATGTCGGGTTGATGTAGAGCAGCAAATGAACGCTTATGTACTTGGTAGTTATTATGCTGCAAATAAAAAATTCCCGGATAAAATGAAAGCAGAGTTTTAAGTAAACCTTGTTTTCGATTATATGTCGAAGATAAATGTTAGTAACGGCATAATAAGTAAATATATAGCTGTGATAGCAACCCGCCACTGAGCGGGTTTTTTGTACCTGTAAACTTGGTGCAGTACAGTAAACACGCTGGTGGTCGTGAATACTGACTTTTTATCTTGCTGGCTTTTTAGACAAGAGTTATTGGTATGTCATGTTAACCAGAAGGGAAAAAGACATGATAAAACAGCAAGATATGACAGAAACCGCCGCCGCAGTCCTTCATTTCTTACCTGCTGACAAGTGGGTAACGCCACGCATGATGACGAGAACTACCGGAGTAAGCGAAGCCCAGTGCCAGTTAATACTGACTCAGTTAGTTCTGGCGGGTCTGGCGAAGGATAACGGCGGGTACGGGAATAAATTCAGACGCTGCCAGTAATGGCGGTTTCCTGCTGTGAAAATGGGCGGCTGGTGGGTGTTGGTAGCACCTGCCAGCCATTCGCTCATGCTTACTGGTCACAAGCGAACCACGGCCCACTGCTTTAGCGCAAAAGCAGAGTGAGCCTACCAGAGTTACGCTTACTGATCCATGAAAAATACTGTAAAAATAAACAGTGTTGATTTAATCAACGCTGATTGCCTGCATTTTATTCAGTCCCTGCCTGATGATTCCATTGACCTGATTGTTACCGATCCGCCTTACTTCAAGGTGAAACCCAACGGTTGGGACAATCAGTGGAAAGGGGATGAAGATTACCTTAAGTGGCTGGACCACTGTCTGGCCCAGTTCTGGCGGGTGTTAAAACCTGCCGGAAGCCTTTACCTGTTCTGTGGGCATCGCCTGGCATCTGATATTGAGATCATGATGCGTGAACGTTTCAACGTGCTTAACCATATCATCTGGGCGAAGCCGTCCGGACGTTGGAATGGGTGTAATAAAGAAAGTCTGCGCGCATATTTTCCTGCCACAGAGCGCGTTCTGTTTGCTGAACATTACCAGGGGCCATATCGCGGCAAAAGTGACGGCTATGCGGCAAAAGAAAGGGCACTCAAACAGCACATAATGGCACCGCTGATATCGTATTTCAGGGATGCTCGTGCCGAACTGGGTATAACGGCAAAACAAATTGCCGAAGCCACAGGTAAGAAAAATATGGTTTCCCACTGGTTTGGTGCCAGTCAGTGGCAGTTGCCGAATGAGGCTGACTATCGGAAGTTACAGGCACTGTTTTCCCGTATAGCGGCAGAGAAGTTTCAGGAACAACAACTGGAACAACCACACCACCAGCTGGTGGCATCTTATGATTCACTGAATCGCAAATATTCTGAATTGCTGGATGAGTTTAAATCTCTCCGGCGCTATTTCTCCGTATCAGTCTCCGTGCCTTATACCGATGTCTGGATGCATAAACCCGTTCAGTTCTACCCGGGTAAACATCCGTGTGAGAAACCGGCGGATATGCTCAGGCAAATAATCAATGCCAGTAGTCGACCTGGTGATCTGGTTGCTGATTTTTTTATGGGATCCGGTTCCACAATAAAAGCAGCAATGGCGCTGGGGCGTCGGGCCTTAGGTGTTGAGCTTGAGTCAGAGCGGTTTAACCAGACAGTGAAAGAGATAAACGAGCTGGTGGGGAAATAATCTGGTGGCCACGCAGGTGGCCTTTTTATTTCCATTACACAGCACCCGCATCTGCGAGGTGGGGTTATGAAATCCATGGATAAGTTAACAACGGGTGTCGCCTATGGCACCTCAGCAGGTAGTGCCGGTTACTGGTTTTTACAGCTGCTCGATAAAGTCACGCCCTCACAGTGGGCAGCAATAGGTGTGCTGGGTAGCCTGGTATTTGGCCTGCTGACGTACCTGACAAACCTTTATTTCAAGATTAAAGAAGATAAGCGCAAGGCTGCGAGAGGTGAATAATGCCTCCATCATTACGAAAAGCAGTTGCTGCTGCTATTGGTGGCGGAGCAATTGCTATAGCATCAGTGTTAATCACTGGCCCAAGTGGTGACGATGGCCTGGAAGGTGTCAGCTACATACCATACAAAGATATCGTTGGCGTATGGACTGTATGTCACGGACACACCGGAAAAGACATCATGCTCGGTAAAACGTATACCGAAGCAGAATGCAAAGCCCTCCTGAATAAAGACCTTGCCACGGTCGCCAGACAAATTAACCCGTACATCAAAGTCGATATACCGGAAACAACGCGCGGCGCTCTTTACTCGTTCGTCTACAACGTGGGTGCTGGCAATTTCAGAACATCGACGCTTCTTCGCAAAATAAACCAGGGCGATATCAAAGGCGCATGTGACCAGCTACGTCGCTGGACATACGCTGGCGGTAAGCAATGGAAAGGCCTGATGACTCGTCGTGAGATTGAGCGTGAAGTCTGTTTGTGGGGGCAACAATGAGCAGAGTAACCGCGATTATCTCCGCTCTGGTTATCTGCATCATCGTCTGCCTGTCGTGGGCGGTCAATCATTACCGTGATAACGCCATCGCCTACAAAGAACAGCGAGATAAAAAAGTCAGTGAGCTGAAGCAGGCGACCGCCACCATTACTGACATGCAGCAGCGCCAGCGTTCTGCTGATGCACTCGATGCTAAATACACGAAGGAGTTAGCTGATGCGAAAGCTGAAAATGATGCTCTTCGGCGCAAGCTTGATAATGGTGGTCGGGTGTTCGTCAAAGGAAAATGCCCTGTGCCATCCTCAGCCGAAACCTCCAGCGCCTCCGGCATGGGCAATGATGCCACCGTCGAACTCTCTCCAGTTGCTGGACGAAACGTTCTCGGTATCCGGGACGGAATCATCAGCGACCAAACAGCACTGAGAACGCTTCAGGAATACATCAGGACGCAATGCCTTCGATGATAGCGATAATTTTACTTATCATCCTTCACATCTGGCTCTGTAGACAGGGTGGTGATCACTTCTGGAGTGAATCCAGATTAAACATCTCATTGCTGATGCTTGATATTGAGCATCTTGCGCGCGGTAAGGGGCTGCGTTGAGATAAGAGCCAGTCATTACAAATACCAGGATTTAGCCTCGTATTCGCGGGGCTTTTTATTGCCATTACAAAAGCCACTCCCTACAGAGTGGCTTTGATAATGGCTTATACCCTACACGGGATAACTTAACTGATATCCCTTTTAACGGATAAAGGTATTCAAGCCTGACACATCATGCGCTGTATCGTCGCCGTATTCCCGTATTAACAGAGACCGTAGCCCGACGGGGAACTCCTTCTGCGAGAGTGTGCGGGAATAATCAAAAACGATGCACACCGGGTTTTTACCGCGCTAATGATTCGCGGGTTTGTCCCTCATGCTCGCCAGTCCTGTGCGGGGGTGGAAGAAACAGGACACTCACACAGATTCTTGTGGGTACGATGCCATTCCTTTCTGGATTATCCCGATGCCATTCATGCAGGGTGCTGTATCAGACGTTCGTCATGGCTGTCAGGCTGACGGGTCCTCCCGGTGGGGTGGCCTGCCACGGGGCGGGAGCGTCGCGGAAAAAGGCTAGTTTTTGAAATTTCATTCGTCATCACCACTGCTGTAATTGATTGATATTACAGTAGTTTTATTTTTGCAGTGTCGATTTTGATTGTTTTTTGTTCATCACTAACACCGTTTGCCTAAAGTTGTTCGCAAGATGCATGTTTAAAACATTCTGGAGCGGGTATGGATCGAGAGTTAAAAAATCTGACGCTGAATATCAGTCAACTGGCGGCACTGTCAGGTGTACATCGCCAGACTGCTGCGGCAAGGCTGCAAAATCTACCCGTTGCAGGGGGGCATGAAAGCAACCTCAAGCTTTATCGGGTGGTTGATATTGTGTCGGCATTTCTGGCATTGCCACCGCCGGTTGCAGAAGGCGAAATGGACGCGCATGAGCGCAAAGCCTGGTATCAGTCTGAACGTGAGCGTCTTAAGTTCGAACAGGAAACGGCACAACTCATTCCGGCCAGTGATGTCAGACGGGAGTTTGCCATCTGGGCAAAAGCGGTCGTGCAGGTGCTGGAGACATTACCGGATATTCTGGAACGTGACTGCGGTCTGCAGCCTGCCGCTGTGAGCCGTGTTCAGTCCATTATTGATGATCTGCGCGATCAGATAGCCCTGCGGGTGACTGAAGCAGGTGCGGATGATGAGGAGGAATTACAGCAGGAGGAGTAATGCTGAATCAGGAAACCGCAAAGGCAGCACGAACCGATTCAGGTTATATCCTTCGCGCACCGAGACGAATGCGGGTTGCTGATGCCGTTGCTCAGTATATGCGGGTGCCCATGGGGGCAGGGAACTCAGTCCCGTGGGATCCGCTGGTGGCACCGTATGTTATTGAGCCGATGAACTGCCTGGCCTCGCGTGAATACGACGCAGTGATATTTGTTGGCCCGGCACGAACCGGCAAGACTATCGGCCTGATTGACGGCTGGGTGATTTACAACGTGATTTGCGATCCTGCTGATATGCTGATCATTCAGATGACGGAGGAAAAAGCCCGCGAACACTCCAAAAAACGACTCGCCAGAACGTTTCGCGTCAGCCCGGAAGTGGTCAGTCGCCTGAGTCCGAACAAAAATGACAACAACGTTTATGACAGAACATTCCTTGCTGGTAACTACCTGAAAATCGGCTGGCCGTCAGTCAATATCATGTCCTCATCAGATTATAAATGCGTCGCGCTGACGGATTATGACCGTTTTCCGGAAGATATTGATGGCGAGGGGGATGCTTTCTCTCTTGCCTCAAAACGTACCACCACATTTATGTCCAGCGGTATGACGCTGGTGGAGAGTTCCCCCGGCAGGGATGTGAAGGATGTGAAATGGCGACGGACTTCACCGCATGAGGCTCCACCAACCACGGGGATCCTGTCGCTCTATAACCGTGGTGATCGCCGTCGCTGGTACTGGCCCTGTCCACACTGTGGTGAGTATTTTCAGCCCTGCGGCGATGTGGTTGCTGGTTTCCGTGATATTGCCGATCCCGTGCTGGCAAGTGAGGCGGCTTATATTCAGTGCCCTTCCTGTTCAGGACGGATTATGCCTGAACAAAAACGTGAGCTGAACGGACGTGGGGTCTGGTTGCGGGATGGTGAATCCATCAATGCGGATGGCAGTCGTTATGGTGATCCCCGACGCTCACGTATTGCGTCATTCTGGATGGAGGGTCCGGCAGCTGCTTACCAGACACTCTCGCAACTCGTTTACAAACTGCTTACTGCAGAACAGGAATACGAGACAACCGGAAGTGAAGAAACACTCAAGACGGTTATCAATACCGACTGGGGATTACCTTATCTTCCCCGCGCCAGCATGGAGCAACGAAAAAGTGAACTGCTTGAGCAGCGGGCAGAGCCAGTTCCTTCCCGCAGTGTGCCGGATGGCGTTAATTTCCTTGTGGCGACAGTGGATGTGCAGGCGGGACGTCATCGCCGTTTTGTGGTTCAGGTAACGGGCTATGGCAGCCGTGGCGAACGCTGGATTATTGATCGTTACAACATCACGCAGTCATTGCGCGGTGACAGCGACGGGGAGAGCCAGCGAATTGATCCGGCCAGCTATCCGGAAGACTGGGATGTCCTGCTGACGGATGTTTTTCATAAAAGCTGGCCGCTGGCCTCCGATCCTTCTCAACAAATGCGACTGATGGCAATGGCGGTGGACTCCGGCGGTGAAGACGGGGTCACTGATAATGCCTATAAATTCTGGCGTCGTTGCCGTCGTGATGGCCTTGGTAAACGTATTTACCTGTTTAAGGGCGACAGCATCCGGCGCGCAAAACTGATCACTCGTACATTCCCTGATAACACCGGACGAACGGGCCGACGGGCGCAGGCCGCAGGTGATGTGCCGCTCTGGCTTCTTCAGACGGATGCACTGAAAGACCGGGTGAATAACGCGTTATGGCGTGACTCGCCAGGTCCCGGCTATGTGCATTTCCCTGACTGGCTGGGGAGCTGGTTTTACGACGAACTGACGTATGAAGAGCGGAGCAGTGACGGGAAATGGAGTAAGCCTGGTCGCGGTGCCAACGAAGCTTTTGACCTGATGGTGTATGCCGAGGCTCTGGTCATTCTGCATGGATACGAAAAGATCCGCTGGCCGGATGCACCGGAGTGGGCGAGCCGGGAAACCTGGCTGGAGTGTGTCCAGGACAGTACCGAACCGTCATCCTCACCGGAACCGGTATCCACGCCTGTTAAAAAACAAAAACGGAAGAAAACAGTAACTGACGATGTTAACCCCTGGCTGACTTCCGGAGGATGGTTATGAACCAGAATGATATCGAAGCCATGATTCAGCGTTATATGGAAGCTGAAATGGCGGTGCTGGACGGAAAATCCGTCACCTTTAATGGTCAGCAGATGACCATGGAAAACTTATCTGAGATCCGGCAGGGACGGCAGGAGTGGGAGCGCCGCCTTGCGGCTCTGATTACACGACGACGGGGGCATCCCGGGTACCGGCTGGCGAGGTTCTGATGGCAATTCTTGATGATGTGATTGGCGTTTTTTCACCTGGATGGAAAGCGGCAAGGCTGCGTTCCCGTGCGGTGATCCAGGCTTATGAAGCCGTAAAAACGACGCGGACACACAAAGCCCGACGGGAGAACCGAACTGCCGACCAGCTAAGCCAGTACGGGGCCGTGTCGTTACGTGAGCAGGCCCGTTACCTTGATAACAACCACGATCTGGTTATTGGTGTATTTGACAAGCTGGAAGAACGGGTGGTGGGGAAAAACGGGATTATTGTCGAGCCACATCCGGTATTACGCAATGGGGCCATTGCCCGTGATCTGGCAGCGGAGATTCGCACCCGATGGAGTGAATGGTCTGTCAGCCCGGAAGTCACCGGGCAGTTTACCCGTCCGATGCTGGAACGTCTGATGCTGCGTACCTGGCTGCGCGATGGTGAGGTGTTTGCCCAGATGGTTTCCGGGCGCATAAACAGCCTGACGCCTTCTGCCGGTGTTCATTTCTGGCTGGAGGCGCTCGAGCCGGACTTTATTCCCATGACCAGTGATGAGAGCAACAGGCTGAATCAGGGCGTGTTTGTTGATGACTGGGGGCGTCCCGAAAAATATCTGGTGTATAAAAGCCGTCCCGTATCCGGACGGCAGATGGAAACCAAAGAAGTGGATGCAGAGCGAATGCTGCATCTTAAATTTGTTCGCCGTCTGCACCAGATGCGCGGGACGTCTTTGTTGTCCGGTGTGCTGATCCGCCTCAGTGCCCTGAAAGATTATGAAGATTATGAGCTGACTGCAGCAAGGATCGCCGCTGCTCTGGGGATGTACATCCGCAAAGGCGACGGGCAGAGCTATGAACCGGATGGTAATGGCAGCAAGGATAAGGAACGCGAGCTTACCATTCAGCCAGGCATTATTTACGATGATCTGAAACCCGGCGAAGAAATCGGAATGGTGAAGTCGGATCGCCCCAATCCTAACCTTGAAACTTTTCGTAATGGTCAGTTGCGTGCCGTGGCGGCGGGCAGTCGTCTGAGTTTTTCCAGTACAGCGCGCAACTATAACGGCACTTACAGCGCCCAGCGTCAGGAGCTGGTTGAATCTACTGATGGCTACCTGATCCTGCAGGACTGGTTTATTGGTGCCGTCACCCGCCCGATGTATCGTGCATGGCTGAAACAGGCTGTGGCATCCGGTGTTATCAGGCTACCCCGCGATCTTGACCGTTCTTCACTGTATACCGCGGTGTATTCCGGACCAGTGATGCCGTGGATTGACCCTGTTAAGGAGGCTGAGGCCTGGAAAATCCAGATTCGTGGTGGAGCGGCGACAGAATCAGACTGGGTACGTGCTGGTGGTCGTAATCCGGATGATGTCAAACGTCGGCGCAAGGCCGAAATTGATGAAAACCGCAAGCTGGATCTGGTATTTGATACCGATCCGGCCAGTGATAAAGGAGGCAGTAGTGCCGCAACGAAACGACAGGAGCCGCAGCACACCGACGACCAGTCCGAAGATTAATTCCTGGTTCAGGATGCAGGCTGGTCACCAGAGTGACGCGGATATTTATATTTATGACGAGATTGGTTTCTGGGGTGTTACAGCGAAGCAGTTTATCAGTGATCTGAATGCACTGGGCGATATCACCCACATTAATCTCCATATCAATTCACCGGGTGGCGATGTCTTTGAAGGCATCGCCATTTTTAATGCGCTGAAAACACATGGTGCGTCCATTACCGTTTATGTCGACGGTGTGGCGGCGTCAATGGCGTCGGTCATTGCGATGGTGGGAAACCCGGTCATTATGCCGGAAAACACCTTCATGATGATTCATAAACCATTTGGCTTTACGGGCGGTGATGCGGAGGACATGCGCACCTATGCCGACCTGCTCGATAAGGTTGAGGCGGTTCTGTTACCCGCTTATGCACAGAAAACCGGGAAAACCACCGATGAAATTGCTGCCATGCTGGCGGATGAGACCTGGATGTCCGGTGCCGAATGTCTGGCACATGGATTTGCTGATCAGGTGACGCCAGCCGTTAAGGCAATGGCATGTATTCAGTCAAAACGTACAGAGGAATTTAAAAAGATGCCGGAATCCATTCGAAACATGATTACTCCGCCACGCAACAGTGCTCCACGCGTACAGGATGATGAACCTGCAGCCTCCCGGACGCCAGTGCAGGCAGCAGCACCCGTGGTGGATGAAAACAGCATCCGTGCGCAGGTACTGGCAGAGCAAAAAGCGCGTGTAAACGGTATTAATGATCTGTTTGCCATGTTTGGCGGGCGTTATCAGACGCTGCAGGCTCAGTGTCTTGCCGATCCTGAGTGTTCGCTGGAGCAGGCCCGCGAAAAGCTGTTGAACGAGATGGGGCGCGAGTCCACGCCATCCAATAAAAATACACCGGCTCATATTTATGCTGGTAACGGTAATTTTGTGGGGGACGGGATTCGCCAGGCGCTGATGGCGCGTGCCGGATTTGAAAAAACCGAACGTGATAATGTCTACAACGGGATGACCCTGCGTGAATATGCCCGTATGTCACTGACTGAACGGGGTATTGGGGTTTCCGGTTATAACCCGATGCAGATGGTCGGTGCGGCGTTCACCCACAGTACGTCTGACTTCGGTAATATTCTGCTGGATGTTGCGAACAAAGCCATTCTGCAGGGCTGGGAAGATGCCCCTGAAACCTATGAACAATGGACGCGGAAAGGTCAGTTGTCTGATTTTAAAATTGCCCATCGTGTGGGTATGGGGGGCTTCAGTGCTCTGCGTCAGGTGCGTGAAGGGGCGGAATATAAATACGTCACCACCGGAGATAAACAGGCCACTATTGCACTGGCGACCTATGGCGAGCTGTTCAGTATCACCCGTCAGGCCATTATCAATGATGATCTGAATATGCTGACCGATGTCCCGATGAAACTGGGCCGTGCGGCGAAATCCACTATTGCCGATCTGGTTTATGCCATTCTGACGTCTAACCCGAAAATCTCCACAGATAATGTAAGTCTGTTCGATAAAGCGAAACATGCAAACGTACTGGAGAGCGCTGCAATGGACGTGGCATCGCTGGATAAAGCCCGCCAGTTGATGCGCGTTCAGAAAGAGGGGGAGCGTCATCTGAATATTCGTCCTGCGTTCGTACTGGTACCGACGGCGATGGAGTCTGTTGCTAACCAGGTCATTCGCTCCTCAAGTGTCAAGGGGGCTGACATTAACGCCGGTATTATTAACCCGGTGAAAGATTTTGCGACCGTTATTGCAGAGCCCCGTCTTGATGATAACAGCCAGACCACCTTCTACCTGGCTGCGTCAAAAGGCTCCGATACGATTGAAGTGGCTTATCTCAACGGTGTGGATACGCCATATATTGATCAGATGGAGGGCTTCAGTGTGGATGGCGTGACAACGAAAGTGCGTATTGACGCCGGTGTCGCGCCAGTTGATCACCGCGGTCTGGTGAAATGTACGGCGTAAACGTCGCAGACAACAACTCTGATGGCCCGTAAGGGCTTTTTTTGTACCTGAAATCAGCCCCTGAACGGGGCTGTGCGGAGACAGTTATGGCAAAGAATTTTGTAGAAGAAGGAAAAACGGTGGCGATTGTTGCCAGTGCAGCCATCAGCAGCGGAGACCTGGTGCAGGTGGGTGATGTTTTTGCGGTGGCGCTGACCGATATTCCACAGGGTGAAACAGGCGACGGCCTGACCGAAGGTGTGTTTATGCTGCCTAAGCTGAAAACGGATGACATGAAAACGGGTAAGAAGGTTTATCTGAAGTCCGGAAAAGTTCAGCTGACTAACAGCGGCTCTGATCCGCTGGTCGGGGTTGTCTGGGCAGATGCCGGAACCAGTGCAGAAGAAGTGCCGGTAAAACTCAATGTCTGATCCCTTTTCCCGGCTGGCAGCGCGTATGGATGCGATCACGGTCAGAAAGATGGGAAAGACAGCCTCGATTAATGATGTCGATATGACTGTGATCCCGGGAGAAACACTGGCAGAGCTGAATGCTCTGTCCGGACCTGCGGTCTCTCTGGTGGTGTTTTCTTCGGGATACCGCCCACGGCGCGGGGATCGCGTTGTTTATGACGGACAACATTGGACGGTCACACGGCATGAACGCTTTAACGGTAAGCCAATGATCTTTATTGAGTAAAGAGGTGTGGGATGAAGGGGCTTGAGAATGCCATCCGCAATCTGAACAGCCTTGATACCCGTATGGTGCCACAGGCCAGCGCATGGGCGATAAACCGTGTGGCACAGAAAGCGGTCTCGGTTGCCACCCGGCAGGTTGCCGGGAATACCGTTGCGGGAGATAACCAGGTGAAAGGGATACCCCTGAAACTGGTACGTCAGCGTGTCCGGGTGTTTAAAGCCAGTCCGTCAGGAAAAATGACGGCCAGGATCCGCGTTAACCGGGGCAATCTGCCTGCCATTAAGCTGGGGACCGCCCGGGTCAGACTGACCCGGCGTGGTGGAAAACTGCAGTACCGTGGCAGCGTGCTGAAGGTGGGTAAATATCTTTTCCGGGATGCGTTTATTCAGCAACTGGCGAATGGTCGCTGGCATGTGATGCGGCGTATTGATGGCAAAAATCGTTACCCCATTGATGTGGTGAAAATCCCTCTGTCCGGACCGCTGACACAGGCATTTGAAGATGCCCGCGACCGCATCATTGCTGCGGAAATGCCGAAACAGCTGGGGTATGCACTGAAACAACAACTGAGGTTATGGCTGACCCGATGAACCGACATACACAAATCCGCCAGGTCGTACTGGCACGCCTTCGGGAACAGTGTGGAGACAGCGCCACGTTTTTTGACGGGCTTCCGGCATTTGTTGATGCGCAGGAACTGCCTGCCGTGGCGGTGTGGCTGAGTGATGCTCAGTACACCGGAAAAATGACGGATGAAGATGACTGGCAGGCTGTTCTGCATATTGCTGTCTTCATCCGGGCACAGGCACCGGATTCAGAGCTGGATATGTGGATGGAGAGCACCATTTTCCCGGCCCTGAATGATGTACCGGCACTTTCCGGACTCATCGACACCCTGATCCCACTCGGTTTTAACTATCAACGTGATAATGAGATGGCCACCTGGGCGATGGCGGAAATCACGTACCAGATCACGTACACGAATTAAGGAGGTGGCAATGACCACACCAAATCCACTGGCAAAAACGAAAGGTGCGGGAACGACGTTCTGGATGTACACCGGCAAGGGCGATGCGTTTGCGAACCCTTTATCGGACACTGACTGGCTGCGTCTTGCGATGGTGAAGGATCTGCAGCCTGGCGAAATGACCGCTGATGCAGAAGATGACACTTATCTCGATGATGAAGATGCAGACTGGAAAACGACAACCCAGGGGCAGAAATCCGTCGGTGATACTTCGGCGACGCTGGCCTGGCGTCCGGGTGACAGCGGGCAGAAAAAACTGGTTCAGTTGTTCGACTCCGGTGAAGTCTGCGCGTTTCGTATCAAATATCCCAACGGTACTGTTGATGTTTTCCGTGGCTGGCTGAGTTCACTGGGTAAAACCATTGCCTCAAAAGACGTGATGACCCGCACAGTGAAAATCAGCGGTGTGGGGCGTCCGTATCTGGCAGAAGAAGGCACTGAAACCGTGGGCGTTACCGGGCTGACGGTGGCACCGGCATCTGCCAGTGTAAAAGTGGGAGCAACCACCACGCTGACCTTTACAGTAAAACCTGACGGAGCCAGTGACAAAGCGATCAGTGTGCATTCGACAGATCCACAGACTGCCACGGTGACCCTGAACGGGCTTGTGGCCACGGTGAAAGGCGTGAAGCAGGGCAGTGTCAGCATTGTGGGCATGACTTCTGACGGCGATTTTGTGGCAGTGGCTACGGTGGCTGTCAGCGCCGCAGGTTAACAGGACGATACTCATCATTTGCCCCGATTATCCGGGGCTTTTTTGCAGGTGGAGAACATGATGTTTCTGAAACAGGGCACGTTTAATTATGAAAAGCAGTCCGTGGTGCTCAGTGAGCTGTCCGGGCTGCAGAGAATTGAATATCTGGCGTTTGTTCAGCAGCGAACGGCAAAGTTTGATGCCGAAGAGGGAGAACTGCCGGAGGCTGAACGACAGATTGCTTTTCTGCGGATGGGGATGGATATCAATGCCTGGCTGGTTTCCCGCTCACTGTGGAATGCGGATCAGTCTAAGGATGTAGAGACGCTTTGCGCATCCGTTATTACAACATGGTCGTATGATGCCCTGGGTGCGGGGGCGGAGATGGTTCTGTCGCTGAGCGGTATGGGGACCATTGATAATGCCGGGGATGATGAGCATGAGGCGCTGACGCCGGAAAAGTCCTGACGCGGGAAATGCAGTTTGTCATGCGGCTTGCCCGGGAGTTCCGGCGGGCAGACTGGCGGCGGATGCTGTCGGAAATGTCGGCCACTGAGCTTGGTGAGTGGGGCGATTATTTCCGGATGCAGAGCTTCAGTGATGTGTGGATGGATGCGCAGTTTGCCTCGCTGAAGGCATTGATCGTGAGAATGGTGTCCGGCAGTAGTGATGCTGCGGTGGCTGATTTCAGCCTTTTACCGGAAGAGAACGGGATACCGGAGCGAACGGACGAAGAACTGATGCATCTTGGGGAAGGTATTTCCGGAGGTGTGCGTTATGGACCAGATAGCCAACCTGGTCATTGATTTGGGGATTGATGCGGCAGAGTTTAAAAATGAAATCCCCCGTATCAAAAACCTTCTGAATGGTGCAGCCAGCGATGCAGAACGGTCTTCTGCCCGTATGCAGCGTTTTATGGAGCGTCAGACTCAGGCCGCCCGGCAGACAACGCAGGCGGCTTCTTCGGCTGCAACAGCCGCATCCGTCCATGCGCAGACGGTGGAGAAGAACGCACAGGCTCATGAACGCATGGCCCGCGAGGTGGAGAAAACCCGCCAGCGCATGGAGGCGCTGAGCCAGAAAATGCGCGAGGAACAGGCGCAGGCCATGGCTCTGGCGGAGGCTCAGGATAAAGCAGCTGCTGCGTTTTATCGTCAGATTGACAGTGTGAAACAGGCCAGTGCGGGGCTGCAGGAATTACAGCGTATTCAGCAGCAGATCCGACAGGCCAGAAACAGTGGCGGGATTGGTCAGCAGGATTATCTGGCGCTGATTTCTGAGGTTACGGCGAAAACCCGTGTTCTTACGCAGGCTGAGGAAGAGTCTACCCGACAGAAAGTGGCGTTTATCCGTCAGCTTAAAGAGCAGGCAACCCGCCAGAATCTTTCTTCTTCTGAGTTGCTTCGTGCCAGGGCTGCCCAGCTGGGGGTAAGCAGTGCTGCAGAAGTGTATATCCGCAAAATGGAGCAGGCAGGAAAAGCCACGCATTCGCTGGGTCTGAAAAGTGCAGCAGCCCGCCAGGAGATAGGCGTTCTGATAGGTGAACTGGCCCGTGGCAATTTAGGAGCGCTGAGGGGATCCGGGATAACGCTGGCTAACCGTGCCGGATGGATAGACACACTGATGTCACCGAAAGGCATGATGCTGGGCGGGGTTATTGGCGGTATTGCCGCGGCCGTCTATGGTCTGGGTAAAGCCTGGTATGACGGTCAGAAGGAGGGGGAAGAATTTAACCGCCAGCTGTCACTGACGGGGCATTATGCCGGAGTCACTGCCGGGCAGCTGTGGACGCTCAGTCGTGCTATTTCCGGGAATGGTATCACGCAACATGCTGCAGCCGGTGCGCTGGCTCAGGTGGTGGGGAGTGGTGCATTTCGTGGAAACGATATCGGTATGGTGGCGAGAGCTGCCGCACAGATGGAGCGATCGGTTGGCCAGTCGGTCAGCGATACCATAAATCAGTTTAAGCGGCTGAAGGATGATCCTGTAAATGCCGCGAAGGCTCTGGACAATGAGCTGCATTTTCTTACTGCCACTCAGCTTGAGCAGATACGCGTCCTTGGGGATCAGGGGCGGTCCAGTGATGCTGCACGGATAGCCATGTCTGCACTGGCAGAGGAAACCGGTCGGCGTACTGCGGATATTGATAATAACCTCAATGCGCTGGGCAGTACGCTGAAGTATCTGTCTGATTTATGGAGTCGTTTCTGGGATGCGGCCATGAATATTGGTCGTGAAGACTCGCTGGATGAACAGATTGCCGCTTTACAGGAGAAAGTGTCGCGGGCGAAAAGACTCCCCTGGACGGCATCATCTTCTCAGGTTGAATACGATCAGCAGCGTCTTAACGATCTTCAGGAGAAAAAACGCCAGAAGGATTTGCAGGATGCAAAAGAGCAGGCAGAGCGGAATTATCAGGAGCAACAGAAACGCCGTAATGCTGAAAATGCTGCACTGAACCGGATGAATGAAACGGAAGCTGCACGACATCAGCGTGAAATTGCGCGTATTAATGCCATGCAGTACGCCGATCAGGCTGTCAGGGATGCGGCGATACAACGTGAAAATGAACGTTACGAGAAAGCCCTGGCATCCGGTAAGAAAAAAACACGCGAAACCCGTAATGATGAGGCCACCCGGTTATTGCTGCAGTACAGTCAGCAACAGGCACAGGTGGAAGGACAGATTGCTGCTGCCAGACAGTCAGCAGGCATTGCCACGGAAAGGATGACAGAAGCGCATAAACAGCTTCTGGCTCTGCAGCAGCGCATCAGCGACCTGGACGGGAAAAAACTGACGGCAGATGAAAAGAGTGTGCTGGCCCGTAAAGATGAACTGATTCAGGCACTGACGCTGCTGGATGTAAAACAGCAGGAGCTTCAGAAACAGACGGCACTCAACGAGCTGAAGAAAAAAACAATTCAGCTGACCAGTCAACTGGCTGAAGAAGAGCGCGCTCAGCGTCAGCAACATGACCTGGATATCGCCACGGTGGGTATGGGTGATCAGCAGCGACAGCGATATCAGGTACAACTGAGTCTTCGCCAGAAATACCAGCAACAGCTGGAGCAGTTGAGGCGGGATAGTGAGCAGAAAGGGACATATAACACGGATGACTACAGAAAGGCCGAGCAGGCGCTGACGGAGAGCCTGAACCGACAACTGAATGAGAATCGCCGTTACTGGCAACAGCTTGAAGTTGTGCAGGGTAACTGGAAAAACGGAGTCCTGCGTGCATTTCAGGATTTTACCGTGGATGCAGACAATACGGCAGGAACAGCAGAACAGGTGTTCTCGTCAGCCTTCAGCAACATGGGAAATGGCCTGGCAACTTTTGTCACTACCGGCAAACTCAATTTCAAATCCTTCACCTCTTCTGTGCTGTCAGATATGGCGAAAATCCTGGCGCAGGCAACCATGATGAAATCGATAAAAGGGATTGGCAGTGTACTGGGATTTGATCTCAGCAGCCTTTCCCTGAATGCCAATGGGGGGATTTATCAGTCTGCTGATTTGAGTCGTTACAGTGGCACGGTGGTTAACCGTCCGACGTTTTTTGCTTTTGCAAAAGGCGCGGGTGTGATGGGGGAAGCGGGACCTGAAGCCATTCTGCCATTGCGTCGTGGTGCTGACGGTAAGCTGGGGGTTGTGGCGGATATTGGGGGTTCAGGTATGGCGATGTTTTCCCCGCAGTACAACATCGAGATCAATAACGATGGCACGAACGGGCAGATAGGTCCGGCTGCCCTGAAGGCGGTTTATGACCTCGGGAAAAAAGCGGCAGCGGACTTTATGCAACAGCAGGCCCGTGATGGTGGTCGGTTAAGTGGAGCATATCGGTAATGGAGACGTTTCACTGGAAAGTGCGCCCGGATATGAATGTGGTATCAGAGCCGAAAGTGGTGACAGTGAAGCTGGGCGATGGTTATGAACAGCGTCGTGCGGCGGGACTGAATAACCAGTTGTCGACTTACAGCGTGACGATACGTGTTCGTAAATGTGAACACCCATCTTTAAAAGCCTTTCTGGAACGGCACGGTGGCGTCCGTGCATTTCAGTGGACGCCACCTTATGACTGGAAACCGATCAGGGTGGTTTGTCGTAAATGGTCGGCAAGCGTGGGGGCGCTGTGGGTAACCATAACGGCAGATTTTGAACAGGTCGTGGCATAGGAGGCTCTGATGCAGGATATTCCACAGGAAACACATCATGAGACGACACGCCTCACTCAGTCAGCCCAGGTGGTGCTCTGGGAAATCGATCTGACAGAGGTCGGTGGTGAACGTTATTTTTTCTGTAATGAGCAGAACGAAAAAGGTGAGCCGGTTACCTGGCAGGGGCGGCAGTATCAGGCATACCCCATTCAGGGGACAGGATTTGAACTGAACGGCAAGGGCAGTGCTGCCCGTCCGACACTGACGGTTTCTAACCTGCACGGTATGGTCACCGGGATGGCGGAAGATCTGCAGAGTCTGGTCGGCGGAACGGTGGTCCGGCGTAAGGTTTACGCCCGTTTTCTGGATGCGGTGAACTTCGTCAACGGAAACAGTGACGCCGACCCGGAGCAGGAGGTGATCAGCCGCTGGCGCATCGAGCAGTGCAGCGAACTGAGCGCGGTCAGTGCCTCTTTTGTACTGGCCACGCCGACGGAAACGGACGGCGCTGTTTTTCCGGGACGTATCATGCTGGCCAACACCTGCACCTGGACCTATCGCGGCGATGAGTGCGGTTATCACGGTCCGGCGGTCGCGGATGAATATGACCAGCCAACGTCCGATATCACGAAGGATAAATGCAGCAAATGCCTGAGCGGTTGTAAGTTCCGCAATAACGTCGGCAACTTTGGCGGCTTCCTTTCCATTAACAAACTTTCGCAGTAAATCCCATGACAGAAACAGAATCAGCGATTCTGGCGCACGCCCGGCGATGTGCGCCAGCGGAGTCGTGCGGCTTCGTGGTAAGCACGCCGGAGGGGGAAAGATATTTTCCCTGCGTGAATATCTCCGGTGAGCCGGAGGCGTATTTCCGTATGTCGCCGGAAGACTGGCTGCAGGCAGAAATGCAGGGTGAGATTGTGGCGCTGGTCCACAGCCACCCCGGTGGTCTGCCCTGGCTGAGTGAGGCCGACCGGCGGCTGCAGGTGCAGAGTGATTTGCCGTGGTGGCTGGTCTGCCGGGGGACGATTCATAAGTTCCGCTGTGTGCCGCATCTCACCGGGCGGCGCTTTGAGCACGGTGTGACGGACTGTTACACACTGTTCCGGGATGCTTATCATCTGGCGGGGATTGAGATGCCGGACTTTTATCGTGAGGATGACTGGTGGCGTAACGGCCAGAATCTCTATCTGGATAATCTGGAGGCGACGGGGCTGTATCAGGTGCCGTTGTCAGCGGCACAGCCGGGCGATGTGCTGCTGTGCTGTTTTGGTTCATCAGTGCCGAATCACGCCGCAATTTACTGCGGCGACGGCGAGCTGCTGCACCATATTCCTGAACAACTGAGCAAACGAGAGAGGTACACCGACAAATGGCAGCGACGCACACACTCCCTCTGGCGTCACCGGGCATGGCGCGCATCTGCCTTTACGGGGATTTACAACGATTTGGTCGCCGCATCGACCTTCGTGTGAAAACGGGGGCTGAAGCCATCCGGGCACTGGCCACACAGCTCCCGGCGTTTCGTCAGAAACTGAGCGACGGCTGGTATCAGGTACGGATTGCCGGGCGGGACGTCAGCACGTCCGGGTTAACGGCGCAGTTACATGAGACTCTGCCTGATGGCGCTGTGATTCATATTGTTCCCAGAGTCGCCGGGGCCAAGTCAGGTGGCGTATTCCAGATTGTCCTGGGGGCTGCCGCCATTGCCGGATCATTCTTTACCGCCGGAGCCACCCTTGCAGCATGGGGGGCAGCCATTGGGACCGGTGGTATGACCGGCATCCTGTTTTCTCTCGGTGCCAGTATGGTGCTCGGTGGTGTGGCGCAGATGCTGGCACCGAAAGCCAGAACTCCCCGTACACAGACAACGGATAACGGTAAGCAGAACACCTATTTCTCCTCACTGGATAACATGGTTGCCCAGGGCAATGTTCTGCCTGTTCTGTACGGGGAAATGCGCGTGGGGTCTCGCGTGGTTTCTCAGGAGATCAGCACGGCAGACGAAGGGGACGGTGGTCAGGTTGTGGTGATTGGTCGCTGATGCAAAATGTTTTATGTGAAACCGCCTGCGGGCGGTTTTGTCATTTATGGAGCGTGAGGAATGGGTAAAGGCAGCAGTAAGGGGCATACCCCGCGCGAAGCGAAGGACAACCTGAAGTCCACGCAGCTGCTGAGTGTGATCGATGCCATCAGCGAAGGGCCGGTTGAAGGTCCGGTGGATGGATTAAAAAGCGTGCTGCTGAACAGTACGCCGGTGCTGGACACTGAGGGGAATACCAACATCTCCGGTGTCACGGTGGTGTTCCGTGCCGGTGAGCAGGAGCAGACACCGCCGGAGGGGTTTGAATCCTCCGGCTCCGAGACGGTGCTGGGTACGGAAGTGAAATATGACACGCCGATCACCCGCACCATTACGTCTGCAAACATCGACCGTCTGCGCTTTACCTTCGGCGTGCAGGCACTGGTGGAAACCACCTCAAAGGGGGACCGGAATCCGTCGGAAGTCCGCCTGCTGGTTCAGATCCAGCGTAATGGTGGCTGGGTGACGGAAAAAGACATCACCATTAAGGGCAAAACCACCTCGCAGTATCTGGCCTCGGTGGTGGTGGGTAACCTGCCGCCGCGCCCGTTCAATATACGGATGCGCAGGATGACGCCGGACAGCACCACAGACCAGCTGCAGAACAAAACGCTCTGGTCGTCATACACCGAAATCATCGATGTGAAACAGTGCTACCCGAACACGGCACTGGTCGGCGTGCAGGTGGATTCGGAGCAGTTCGGCAGCCAGCAGGTGAGCCGTAATTATCATCTGCGCGGGCGCATTCTGCAGGTGCCGTCGAACTATAACCCGCAGACGCGGCAATACAGCGGTATCTGGGACGGAACGTTTAAGCCAGCATACAGCAACAACATGGCCTGGTGTCTGTGGGATATGCTGACCCATCCGCGCTACGGCATGGGGAAACGTCTTGGTGCGGCGGATGTGGACAAATGGGCGCTGTATGTCATCGGCCAGCATTGCGATCAGTCGGTGCCGGACGGTTTTGGCGGCACAGAGCCGCGCATCACCTGTAATGCGTACCTGACCACACAGCGCAAGGCGTGGGATGTGCTCAGTGATTTCTGCTCTGCGATGCGCTGTATGCCGGTATGGAACGGGCAGACGCTGACGTTCGTGCAGGACCGACCGTCGGATAAGGTGTGGACCTATAACCGCAGTAATGTGGTGATGCCGGATGATGGTGCGCCGTTCCGCTACAGCTTCAGCGCCCTGAAGGACCGCCATAATGCCGTTGAGGTGAACTGGATTGACCCGAATAACGGCTGGGAGACGGCGACAGAGCTTGTGGAGGACACGCAGGCCATTGCCCGTTACGGTCGTAACGTCACGAAGATGGATGCTTTTGGCTGTACCAGCCGGGGGCAGGCACACCGCGCCGGGCTGTGGCTGATTAAAACAGAACTGCTGGAAACGCAGACCGTGGACTTCAGCGTGGGTGCCGAAGGGCTTCGCCATGTACCGGGCGATGTCATTGAAATCTGCGATGATGACTATGCCGGTATCCGCACCGGCGGGCGCGTGCTGGCGGTAAACAGCCAGACCCGGACGCTGACGCTCGACCGTGAAATCACGCTGCCATCTTCCGGCACCACGCTGATAAGCCTGGTTGACGGGCAGGGGAGTCCGGTCAGCGTGGAGGTTCAGTCCGTCACCGACGGCGTGAAGGTGAAAGTGAGCCGTGTTCCTGACGGCGTTGCTGAATACAGCGTATGGGGGCTGAAGCTGTCGACGTTGCGCCAGCGCCTGTTCCGCTGCGTGAGTATCCGTGAGAACGACGACGGCACGTATGCCATCACCGCCGTGCAGCATGTACCGGAAAAAGAGGCCATCGTGGATAACGGGGCGCACTTTGACGGCGACCAGAGCGGCACGGTAAATGGTGTCACGCCGCCAGCGGTGCAGCACCTGACCGCAGAAGTCACCGCAGACAGCGGGGAATACCAGGTGCTGGCGCGCTGGGACACGCCGAAGGTGGTGAAGGGCGTGAGCTTCCTGCTTCGCCTGACCGTGGCAGCGGATGACGGCCGTGAGCGGCTGGTCAGCACGGCCCGGACGACGGAAACCACTTACCGCTTCACACAACTGGCTCTGGGGAACTACAGGCTGACAGTCCGGGCAGTAAATGCGTGGGGGCAGCAGGGCGATCCGGCGTCGGTATCGTTCCGGATTGCCGCACCGGCAGCGCCGTCGCGGATTGAGCTGACGCCGGGCTATTTTCAGATAACCGCCACGCCGCATCTTGCGGTTTATGACCCGACGGTACAGTTTGAGTTCTGGTTCTCGGAAAAACGGATTGCGGATATCAGGCAGGTTGAAACCAGCGCGCGTTATCTTGGTACGGCACTGTACTGGATAGCCGCCAGTATCAATATCAAACCGGGCCATGATTATTATTTTTACGTTCGCAGTGTGAACACCGTTGGCAAATCGGCATTCGTGGAGGCTGTCGGTCAGCCGAGTGATGATGCATCAGGCTATCTGGATTTTTTCAAAGGCGAGATAGGGAAAACCCATCTGGCTCAGGAGCTGTGGACGCAGATTGATAACGGTCAGCTTGCGCCTGACCTGACTGAAATCAGGACGTCCATAACGGATGTCAGCAATGAAATAACAC